TATATGACCTGAACGGCACATTGTCCTAACATCTTTAAGTCACAAGCTAATTTACGAACGCAGTCATTATGAAACAAAGCTTTCATTTGTGCGTATTCTGACGGCTTTCTTGACGCGTCTGTAGCACTTAAACCGTTACCATATATTAAACGGCTTACGTTGTTTATAATTGCGTTATTCGTGGTACTATTCGTGTATCTGTCAATAAGAAATTGGTAGAAGTCGTTTTTTTCTCCGTATTCTACCCATTCTTCACGTGCTGCCTCTTTGATAACAGGTGCTTCGTAGTGGCTTAATTCTAATAAGTGTATATTATTACTCATAAATAATAAATTCGTTATTTGACGTTTTACTAACAAATTCGCCATTGTTTATAGAATATGTTGCAACAGGTTGGTTAGTGCAAAATATTCTGTCTTTGTGTACTATTTCTGATCCGTTTTTTAGTTCAAGTTTGTAGAAGTGGTTTTCTTTAATACTAAAGGTTGCATTTATAGTATCTACATAGTCACCTTGCGTACTTGAAGTAATTGTAACTTCAGAAGTAGTGTTCGTGTTTTCGTCAGTTATATACATAGAATCGTAAACTTGACTTCTTGGTATGAAGCTAAAAGTTTGTTCACTTGCCGATTCTTGTAGTATTATCATATATATATAACTTGAAAAGTGTAAATCTGTTTTTATTTCAATAAAAAAGGCACTCCGAAAAGTGCCTCTTGTTATGAAAGGAATATAAGAAAGAATCTTAAGAAGTAACAATTACCGCGTCAGTACCTAAAGAATCAGCAAATGCAGTTGCAAGTGCAGCTTCAGTAGATACATTAATAAAGTTAGCTGGTAATTCTTCTTGTGCCGTGAACGTCAATGAATAACCATTGAAGTCACCTAAAGCAGCACCTGTAGAAATTTCTCCAGCACTTACATCAGCACCTTGGTCTAATCCCATTAAAAAGAATTGGTCAGTCATTGTACGAATAACAATTCTTGGTCTACCATAAGCCAATAACTTCACGTTTTTGTGTGTAGCAAAATCTTGTCTTTTAAGGTTAGCTACTAAAGTTTGTTCAAAGAAAGTAGTACCATTGTCACGACTTGAATTAATAGAAGTAGTAAAACTATTTGCAGTAGACTTTAATTCATACTTGTACATTGTCAAAGCAGCTAAAGGCTCCCACGAATCAATTACGTCACCGTCAGTAGTGTTATACGTTACATACGTTGGGTCTGAATTAACATCATCATAATTAATAAAATAGATTGCCTTTAAACCACTAACCGAATCTTTGCACTGCTCAATTCTACCATTTGTAATATCACAAGACATATTTTAAAGTTTTATGAACATAAAAAAAGGCAGGTGCTTTCACCCACCTTTTCTATCGTTCTGGTTAATATTATGAATAAAGAACTATATCTCCACCGATACCGTACTCAACACCAGCAGCCATTCTCATAATAACTCTTACGTTATCAGATCCGTCATACTGTGAAACATCAATTACTCGTGCTTCTTGTGTGTCACTTAATAGTGAACAACCAAAGAACAAGTTAGAAGTTTGTGCAGCCATAGCCGTGTTAGCGGCAAGACCTTCAGCTAAGAATAGTGGAATACCGTCGAAAGAAATTGCAGCACCTTTACCGTACCACATAGTACCTTCGTTGTTTACACCGTTAGCACCGATAGTAGCTTGGAAGCCACCTAAAGCACGAACGTAAGCAGCCATAATGTTACGGCTTACATAAATTCTCGTATCTTCTTTCGCATAGATATTCGTGTTTGTATTCATTGAGTCAATTATCTTACCAAGCTCGTCAATAACGTTTGCGGCGTCTACCCCACCAACTACGGCGGTCACGTCGTTTACGTCTGCATCAGCAGCAGCTAATACAGTAAGACCAGCAAACTGACCTGAAGTAGCTTGTACACCTCTCCAAATGTTTACTTCCATTTCAGCAGCAACTTTAGAAGCAGCATAAGCTAAAAGATAGTCTTCAAAAGATTTTGGTAATTCGTCAAATGAACTAAAGCCCATTTCAGAAGCTTGCCAATTGCTGTGAAACGTCGACTTACACAATTGCATATTGCATTGATAATCAAACACTTGGAGTACCTTTTCACTCAAAGAAACGGTTGAACCCGTTGCATCAAAGTCGCAAGAAGCATCAGCTAATAAAGTTGAAGTTGTTAAGTTTTGTAGCACTTCTTTGTGCTTAATGTTTGGCATCACAGTGATACCGCCTTGGTCAATAGTGGGTGCTGATAAAAGAGCCGCAGATATGTATTTGCCCGCGAATTCTCCGTTATACGAACTACCCGTTATAGTTGGTTCTGGCATAATTAAAAAATATTAGTTATTAAAAAATTTATTTACTTGTTTATTCTTTTTAGAACCGTGTCCATAATGTTACGTGGTCGGTTCTTTGCGAAGTTAAATTTCTCCGTCTTTTCTTCGTTTTCTGGGTTGTAAGAAATAGGCTTTGCAGCTGGTTCTTCACTTGAAAGTTCTACTTCGGCAACTTCTTCTACTTCAACAGTTTCGTTAGTTACTTCTTCAACAGTTTCTACAGTAGTTTCTTCATTCGTGTTTTCGTCACTACTTAAGGTTTCAAGTTTAGCTTTTAGTTCTGCATTTTCTTTTTTCAAGTTTTCAATTTCAGTAAAGAAAGTTTCTTTAACGATTGATTCAACCGTCTTTTTAATTGGTCTTGATTCTTCTGCCATTTCTTCTTCTTTTTCTTCGTAGTCTTTTTTAGCTTCTTCTTCAACAACTTCTTCTTCTACTTCTTCTTCTTTAGCTTTGATTTCAGAAATAAGACCTTCTTCAGTAACTACTAAAACTTGTTCACCACCTTCCATTACGTATTCACCTACAGGTAGTGGTATCATTTGTTCATCTTCTGTTACGATCATTACTTCGTTATCTGGTGCAAATTCATCTGCTTCTATAACGGTAACACCGTCTTCTAATTTACGTTGTTCAAGTTTAACTTCCATTCCAAGAAGTTCTTTTACTTTGTTGAGGATAGTTCTATTATTCATAATTTATTTATTATTCGTGTTTATAACTTTTTGTACGTTTTAAAAGAATTTAAGGCTCTTGTAAAAAAATCAACGTCAGCTTTGATATCTCTATAACCTTTTATGTTATTAACGTCTACACCTAAATCTTTTGCAAGTTTTTCTGCTTGGTCTACTTTTGATTTTGCTTGTTTTATATAAGTAGGAATTTCTTTTTTTAATACTTCTACCTTAGACAAGGCATCATTATATTCATCAATTTTTGCCAATATTTTATCTTGTGCTTTCATTGATGCAGTACGCTTTTTTTGACCTTCCTTGCTTAAAGATGCAATATCTTTAGCAATATTTAATTCAACTTTTTGTGAAGCTAACTCCGTCTTTTTATCGCTTTCTGCGATTTTGTTTACTACGTTTTTAAGAATATTCATATCTATATAACTTTATTTTAAATTGTTTGTTGCATTTTCGTGTTTATGTAGAAGCTAAACAAGTGTCACAATCGGCATATAAGTCAACACTTTGAAGTAATAAACCAGCACCGCCACCTTCACTTAAAACAGTATAACAACCGTTGTGATGATTGTTAGAAAAACTTAAATAATATACGTTGCCTACTACTAAACTACTACCGTCAATATGTACGTGGTGTGTGTGTGCGTTGTCGCATCGTTCTACTAAATACCTATTTGCACTTTCTGGTATTGTTCTACCTACCGTGCTACCATAACCTTGCGCCCATATAGAACCGTCACAACATTTTGTTGAGTAAGTTCCGTCTTTACATAGACAGGCACGATTGCCACCAAGTACACCTGTTTTACTTGTCTTCAATTATTCGTGTTTTTATATTCTATATAAAGCGTCTAAAACACTTTCTATTGTTTCTATATTTTTTTTAACTTGATTAGTTTGTTCGTTTATTACTTTGAAAGCTTCAGTTACACCCAAATCTTTTGCCATTTTTTCAGCTTTTGTCAATTTCTTAAACAATTCTTTGTTTAATTTTAAACTTTGTTCGGCTGGTTTTTTTGCATCGTTAGCCATATCTATTGCTTTCATAGCACCTTGATTAGCCGTCTTCATATCTTTCTTAATGTCGTCTAATAACCCAAGTTCTACTTTTTCACTTGCAAGTTTAGTCATTACTTTGTCAGTAATTTCTTTTTCGATTTGTTCTCTTAAATTCATTTTTTTTCAATTTGCTTTAGTTTTGATTCTGCCCAAGTTTTAGCACTTTTACCGCCCCACAATAAGTAACTAATATAACCACAAGATTCTTTGTCGCCTTGTTCGTAGTATACTTCTGCACGGCTTAAATAACTGTACATTCGTTTTATTGTCTTTTCACTTACAGGTTCACCATTAGCTAATTGTTGCGCACGTACTTTACCTACTTGTGTTGCACATTTGTTGCCTACGGCTTCGTTTAGTTTTATACCACGTTTCGCGTTGTTTCTTACGGCTTCTGGATAGTCACTATAGGATTCAAGTTTTTCTTCACTTATAATTTCTTTTAGTTCTTCTATAGTAAGTTGTCTTTCGTATTCTTCTATTGTTTGGCTACTCATATCAAGTTTGTCGGCAAAATATCCTTCAATACTAAAACCGCGTATTTTTTTGTCAAGTGCATCTTGATATATTTCATCGTTGTCTACTTTCATACTAACCGCCCAAGTGCCTACAGGTAAATTTAAACCATATAGTGCGGACTTGTCTTGTTTCGTGTTTTCGACAATCCAGCTTTCTACTATAGTCATACCTTCGATAGGTTGTTTATGTTCGTAGGTTGCGTTTTTGTGATTGCTACGTTTAAAAAAAAGTTCTGAAGCTTTACGTACCGTTTCTTTAGAAAAGTAAATATAGTATTCGTCACCTTTTTCATTTCGCCTATAAATACTTTTGTCAGGTATTAAAGCAGCACCCATAAGAATACGTTTTTCTTTGTTTACTTCTTTAAGTTGTAGTTCGTGTTTATTTAGTGCAACAAAGTTTTCTTCTATTGCTGGTGTTTCAACTACACTTATGGCTTCTATGCCACTTGTTTCGTCATTTTCGTCTATGACAAGTTCTACAATTCTCATATATATATAACTTTAGTTTGTTTATAGTGTTGCATTTGTTACACGATTACGGTCAAGTGCTTGTGCAGAAGTTACTTCACCACTAACTACATAAGCTTGCGTTGGTTGTTGTTGAAGTTGTGCAAGTTGATTTATGCCAGCATCACCTACTACGTTAAATTCAGGCGCAATAACTTCAGTTCCAGCATCACCACCTAAATCACCTCCACTATCTAAACTTGCACTTTCTTTAAGTGACGCAATACCTTTTGCTGCTGCGGCTACTGACGCTGCAATACCAATACCAGCACTAATTTTATTTGCCGTTATTTCGGCTGCTGCCAAAGCAACACCACCTGGTATTGCTGCATATTTTAATTTTGCTGCTGCGTTTGCTGCTTGTGTACTCATAATAATTTTGGCAATACCTACTGCATTTTCTGCTGCTATTGCCGCTGCTTGAAGCTTTCTGTTTTTACCAGCTAAATCTTTTAATAAATCAATACCAGCTGCTGCATTGTCAAGGTTAGCCATTCTTATACTTTGTTCTGCTTCTTGATATGCAATAATATCTTCTAATTGTTGTGCGCGTCTTTCTTTTTCTTTTTCTATTGATAAAGCATTTGCTTCATCTATTTGTGATTGTTCTGCATCTCTATATCTTTTTTTGATTGCTGCAATATCTTTTTCTTGTTGTTCTGTTAGTTGTCTTTCAAGTTCTGCGTTTCCGTCAGCAATAGCAAATTTTTTATCATAGGCTTGTGTTAACGCAATTATTTCTGCAAGTTCTCTATCTTTCATTAATTCCAGTTCCAACTGAAATTGTGCGTCTTCTTTAGCGATTCGCTTGGCATTTGCTGCATCTCGGATTCTATCCATTTCTTTAAGATGCTTTGTCAAGTCTTGTTGTTCTTGTTTAAACCTTGATTGTCTTTTTGCTTTTTTATCTTTTTGAAACTGCACTTCTGCTAACCTTAAATCGTTTAAAGCCGTTTCTGCTTGCGCTATTGCTGCATCGGCTTCTTTTGCAGTATCTTCTACGTCGAAAAAAGTTGTACTTAAGGTTTCTGCTAAACTGCCTATTTTTGATAAACCAGGCACAACAGAAGCAATTTGGTTGTATGTAAATATTAAAGTTTCAATAGGTGATAACATTACAGTTAAAATACCTTGTAAAACTTGTTGGTTAAATTTAGTGCTTTCAATAGCTAAATCTTTATTTAGTTTAGCTTGTTTTACTGCCGCTTCTTGTTCAACAATAGCACCTTTTAATTTTTGTTCTTGAATTGCAAGTATTTCTTCTTCCGTTTTTCCTTCGGCACGTAATATGTCGGCATATTTTACAGAATCTTGATATTG